CTTTGTGCTGTTGTTACATCTCCTGACACCACAAATGCTTTTACAGGTTTCTGTGTTTGCTCTGCTAATGTCTGTGCTAATTGATTTTGTGTATCAGCACCCACTATATTAAATGATGGTGCTTGTGGGACTGCACCTCCTGAACTAAAAGATCGCCCTCCACCTGCTCCTGTACCACTTGGTGCGTCAGGTGTCTTTGTTGATAAAATAGTTCTAACATTAGCAAGTCCTGATGCTATAACTCCTGCTGCTGCAACAGCACCAAATATACCGCCTTGTGCAAGAGCTTTGTTTGCTCCCGCAAAAGTATCAATAATTGCTTGTGCAACAGCTACTCCTTTACCAAATTTGCTATTCTCACCTGCTAAATTTGCAAGTCCACCTAAAGCACCTGATATTATAGCGAGTTTAGCCTCTTGTGTAAGCTCAGTTATTTTTACTTCTTCTTCTCCACTTTCTTTATCCAACTCTTCTTTCTTCTTATTAAAATCATCTTGAGCTGCTAACAATAATCTATTTTTTTCTTCTTCATTTGAAACCTCTTTTTCTATTAAGGCTTTTTTATCTGCTAGAGCTTGTTCTAATTCTATAAGTTCAATTTCTCTTTCTGTTTTACCTATTAAAGCTAATTCTTTGTTTAGTTCTTTTTGTTCATCAAGCAAAGCATTTTCATTTGTGAGCTGTTCACTTCTTTGGCCTGTAACTCTTGCCTGTATTGCTGCTTGTTCATTAAGAGCTTCTTGTAAAGCAGTTTGTAATTCGATATTATCTTCATTACCTTTTAAAGCTGCCCTAGCTGCATCGACTGCTACTTGTGCATTTTTTTGCATTACTTCAGATTGCTCATCTAATATTTCTCCAAGTCTTTTATTAGCAGCTATTCTTTCTTCTATGCTTAAAGAGGTATCGTCTCTTAACTGTCTTTGCTGTTCTGCTTGTACATCGTATTTTTCAATGAGGCCTTGATTTTCTGCATTTAATAATTGTGCTGAGTTGGCAAGTTTGACATTTGCTGCTGCTGTCTTTACTGTTTCAGTTGCATATTTAGTAGTCGCTTCTGCAACTTTAGTAACTGTTTCTACTGTTTTATCAAAACTATCATCTACACCTGTTATTACATCAAATAATTCTTTACCAGCATTTTTAGCACTTTCTGCTGCACCTTTGAAATCTCCCTCAAATACTTTTTTTATAGCTGTACCAACAAACCCTATTGCATCTAACATTGACCTAAATCTTTCGATTACATTGTCAAAAAGGGATTTTCCGAAATTTTTTATACCCTCTACAGAAAATATTTGTTTAAAAGAATCAGCTACACCACCAACATTGTCTAATACTAAATTTATGAAATCGTTAAAAACTATTCTTACAGTTTCAAAGGTAGTAGCAAAAAAATCTGCAACTCTTTGATTTGAATTTAAAACTTCTGTGAATTTTGCAAAAGCACCAATTAATAAACCTATACCAAGTGCCTTAAAAGCTGTACCAATTCTGCCTATACCACTTGATGCCTTATCACTTGCTTTCTCTATACCTTTAAGGCCTTGTTCAGTTTTTTCTGAGCCTTTGACTGCTTCTTTGTTAACATTTTGTATCTCTTTTTTTAAATCAGATACTTCTCTTGTTGCAGCACCAGTTTTGACTGTGAAATCTACTACTATTTGTTTTGCCATTTTATTTCATTTTTAATTTGTTTGAATGTTCTTGTAAAAGTTTTTGGCAACTCATACTTACCCTGTGCTATTCTGATATTCTCAGTTTCACCATTTGCGAACTCTAATAATTGTAATATACTTTGTATCATAACTTATTCAATAATTCTAAACTACTCTCTCCTGTCTGTAGGTTTGTAGTTATTTTGTTTATTATAAATGCTTCATTACTTATTATAAGTGTATCACTTAATTTGTACTGTAATAAAAAGCTCTGTGGTAATATGGCCTTTACTTTTACTAATCTTCTGTTGTAGCTAAATAAATCACTTATGTAATCACTATAATATTTTTTAAATAAAGTATTGTCATCTATCTGTCCTGTAACAAAAGGATTTACCTCTCTACTAAAATTAAGTGTTTGACTATCTGATGAAACAGTATATGTGATTGTAACATTACCAGGATCATCAACATTGCTTGTAATGATAACACTATTTTTTATTACAGGGTTGATTGTAGTGTTTGCACCATTTGCTACTGTAACTGTTTGTGGTGCATTGTTGCCATCTAAATAACTAAATGATATAGAGCTTGGCTCACCCAAAACAGCTAAAAATACACTTGCTGTACCCTCTTGAAAATTTGTACCTCTATTTATTGTACTTATACTTGCAGGTGTTCCTGTTCCATTACCATTAAACATTTGTATAGGTGTACCACTTACACTTGTGTTTTTTTTGTAGAATAGTAAAGGGTTTCCGATTGTAGGACTTTGGTTGTCATCTACAAAATATCCAAAACCAATATTAGTATCTGCACCTCCATTTACATTTTTTAGTCTTTCAAATAACATCTTTTCGTATGGTGTTTTTATAATATAGTCTTGGCCTCTATTTAGTCTAGGGTCTCTACCACTATTACTTGCATCACTCGCTTTTACTGATCCGTATTCTCTTGAATTTAGTTTGTTGTAATAAAATGCTGCAAATGATTTAGGCTCTTCAAAACTAAAACCTATATCATTAAAGGGAACACTAAAATTAGATTCTCCCTCTTCTGTGTTTACAAACTCTGTTATATCTCTTGTTGTACCACTTGCATAAAAACTATCTAGTGTTTGTACTTTGATTTGACTAAATGTACTACTCGATACATCATTATCTACAAATGCAGTCAAGTTAAATGTTTTAAATAGGCCTGTCAAGAAGTTTAATATTTTCATATCAGGTATTTGGTCTGATATATATATAGTATCAACAACAGAATCAGGACTTATTGTACCTGCTTGTATAGCTAAGTTTTGTGTACCTGTACCTACTTGCTCTAATATTTTAGTACAAGTAAGACCATAAGTTAAATTCAAAGATGTTTCTGTTGTTTCTATAACAAACTCTACATTGTGATTTTCTACAGTCGTTGCAAGACTTGTTTCAAACTCAAATTCAAGAATAGTGTTTGTTGTTCCTGAAGTATGTGCGAGTTCAGCAATGACTTCGTTAGTACCAGCTTTTCTAAGCCTAGCTGTAAAATTTTTAGTGTTTACACTTGGTGTTACTGTCCACTTTATTTTCATTGATTCCTTATCGTCAAAACTTGTTTGACTTGTAAGGCCTGTAGCGAATCTAAATACACCTCCGTCAAACACAGGTGCAATACCTGTAAAACTATGTGGAGGGTCTTGTGTAGTATCACTATCAAAAAACTCTATGACATCCCCTGTAAAACTTTGTATTTTATCTACTACAATGAGATTTGTATTTGTTTCATTTGTAGGTGTAACACCTATCTCACCTTTGTTTCTGTGTAACCACATATAAAGATTTGAAAAGAATCCTGTTGTTTTGAAAAAGTCATCTGTAAATTTTATATCTATCTCATTGTCTTGCTCTATGACTTTTATTATATCTATAATTCTTAATGCAGGTTTAAGGTCTGTGAATTGAAAACCTTTTGTAGTACCTAACCTTTGATTTACACCCTCGCCACCACTATCAGCTTGGCTTCCACTTGCATATAAGTTTCTTGTTGTATCACTTCTTGCTTGGCTTGTTAATACGCCTCCTGCTGTACTATCATATATGAATCTTTGTGTGTGTGATATTAAAGGATATATTATGTGAGGTACTGATACTGTTTGGCCATTCAAAACAGATACAAAACTTTCTAATCCCTGCTTTACTCTTGTAACATTATAATCGTGATTGAACTGAGAAAAGTCTAAGCTACTTAGCTTTCTGTCTTGTACTCTATCTTTAAGCTGTATTGTTTGACCATAGAAAGTAATATTATAACTTTCAGGGACATTGTTTTTTAGTTTTACACCATTCATAACAATATATCCTGCTTTGAAAGGTTTGTAGTTTAATTCTAATATTGCATCTAGTTTTGAGTTAGCATCAAATATACCATCAGGTATTGCATCTGATACTAAGTCTCTTCTATAGTAATGTTTGAATAATTTATTATTTACACTTGTTGCTGGTAAATTAAATGTCCTACTGAAATCAGTAAATACTTTTTCTATATCTCTTATGTCTTGAATCGTTTGTGTAAGTGTGATCTGCTCATCTTCGAATAAATCTAAATGCTGAAAGTTTATATCAGTAATAAGATTTATCTCATTCCATTTTCTAAATGTGTTCTCCCAAAGAGTGTCTGTCAAATTCCAAATATCAGGATTTGGGTCAGGACTGTCTAAAAGAATACTTGGTATTGCAAGGCCTACTTGATTCATTATCTAATAGTATTTATTTTATCGTATGCAAACTTGAACTCAAGAGTATAGTTAGCTAATCTATCATTCAAACTAGTTTTAAAAGTAACTTGTTTATTTTGTGGTATAATAGGTAACTGCTGATTGTCTTTGAATAACCAACATCTTGGAGACATCAGTAATTCCTCTATGACTTGATTATAACTATCATTAACATATCCTGTGTTTAGTATAATTTTTTCTCTACCCATTATGTTCCTAGTCTTGTATTGATGATTGTTTACAGAATATGTCGCACCTGTTGTTAGTGTATTGGCCTTATACTCCTCTCTTTCTATGTCAATACTTTCTATAGACTTTAAGAAAAAGTTTACTCTTTGTAAAGCTCCAAACCTATTTACAAATGTTACAGGCATATTTGTAAACTTCTCACAATGCTGCTCCTCTACTTTTATTGTTTCTGTACTGCCACCTGTAACTATATCTACACTCGTTAATGTAGCTGTTGTGCTTGTTGCATATTCTATTGCTGTGTTAGTTGTATCAATGCCTGTACCTACTGTTACACTTGTTACTGTTGTACTACCATTTTTGAAGTTTACAGTAGTTGCACCAGTCAAAGTATCTGAGCCTGAGTTTACACTTAGGTTTGCTAATACAGGAATTTTAAGAATCTCTTGACTTTCTCTAAATATGGTATCATTAGACATCAGCTTCGTTGTACTACCTTTGAAAGCACTAAGTGAAAGTGTGGTCGCACTATTTGTTTGTGTTTCTGTTGTAAACCCATCCTCAAAATATCCTACACCATCAAAGGCTAACATATTTGTAGTAATAGCATCAAGAGCTGTTCCTGATGAGTTTCTTGGTGTAGCTACTGTCTTGACCCAAACATTTAGGCCATTGTTTCCAAATGTTCCACTAAAGCTGTATTCAATATAGTCTTTAATAAGTTCACCTATCTCGAATATCACAAAGTTATTGTTTGATACTTCGTTCTTTCTAAGCTGATAAGTAAGGCTTGGACTTGTATCGTATGTACCACTAAATATTGATATATCTAAATTACAGTCTGCTAGATTTGAATTTGCTACTTTTATATATACTGGTGAGTTTATGTTTACTTTAAATATTGCCATCTTCTATTGTTTTTTCTGCATCATTTACAAATGCTGCTATTAGTTCATTTGGTAAAGTTTTAAATCGTTTTTCAAAAGGTTTTGTAAAAAATAAACTTGGCCTTATACCTTGCTCAAATATTGTCTTAGCTATAGCAAAGTTTAAACCTTTTCTCTTTGCGAATCTACCTCCCTCTTGTCTTGGTGCTATACCTTTTCTTACTGACCATTTATCAAATGCTGATGACGGTGGCCTTTTGTTTGTATATTTAAAAGGAGTGTTATATTTTTTCTTTGTACCTGAAACACCCTGATCTTGATAAGCTCCATATTCCTCCATCAAGAATTGTAAAATAAATCCTGAATTATCAGATAGTATTTTATAATCAAGAGAATTATATAAGGCCTTAGAAACATTTTTCTTACCCTTTGTAAGGTTGCTTCGTGATTGTTGAATTACATACTTTGCAAAACTGTTTAATATGTCTCTTGTATCTTGTAATTCCATTAGCAACTACTTATATCATTATCTATTAGTATATCCATTGTTGCTGCCCATCCAGCTAATCTGTTTTCAAACCTTTCATAAAAAGGCTCACAAGTAGGATCGCCCTCTAATTGATATTTTGTTGTATATAAAGAGCCTCCTCTAAGCAGAAGTATGATTCTGTTCAATACTGCTAGTTGAGTGTTAAGTATATCTTGTTCATTGTCATTGCCAACAAATATATCTGTCTCTGCATCTTTGTATTCGTTTACAACATCCATAGCCATTATGGTTATATTGAAAGACAATGTTTGTTCTTGAGCTGTAACACTATTTACTATAATATGTGCTAGAGGAAATATTGTTTGCTTGTTTAAATCTATTTGTGTTATATCACCAGTTGTTACAGAGTTTACATTACTATCATTTAGTAAGTTTGTTTTTATTGTATCTGTAACCTGGTAAAAACCTCTTATACCTTGATTGCTCATCTCATTTTACTTTTTATTTGTTTCGATTCTAAGTCGCTTTTTTCTTTCATAAAGGTTAGCATTGTCAAACATTTATGTACATTTAATTCAGTGATATTCTCAAATCTTCTAATATCCCCTTGAGAGAGTGCATAAATCGATTGATACCATCCCCATTTTTGCCCAAACTGTGAGAGAGCTGTGAGTGAATGTCCTTGTTCTGTTCCAAATAGACTGTCATAATCTTCGACAAGTCTATCCCTAAACGATAAAAAAAAAACATAGCACCGAAGACTATACTCATAGGCATATCTTTATAAGCATCTTGACCTTGAGCTGTATAATCTTCTATTTGATATTTACCTTTATATGTCTTTGTGATTGGCCTATACAATACTGCCATAGCCTTTTCTATCTCTTCCCATTTTGGCAAGTAAGTATCAAGATCAACATACTCTCCTAAAGTCATATCGTCTAAGTTTGGTATAAAACCATACTCAATATTGTTTAGATAAAATCTATTTATAAGTACAGGCTTCTGTTCAAACATATCTGCAAGTATTCCTGTGATTCTATGAACATCTTTGGCTTTCATTTTATAGGCCTCTTTAAGTTCTATACCACAGAATATCTCTATCATCTTACTTGCTAAAAAATTTTCATCTTTATTCTGTTTCTGAATTTCTAAGAACTTCTGATACTGCCATAGTTTGATTTCTGACAAGTCATTAGGTACACTAATTTTTACTCTCATATATATATATCGAAATCTAAAGTGGATTTTTGACAAAAAAAAAGGAGGCCCTTTTGAGACCTCCTATCATTGAGTTTGTAAAAAACTAAATTAAATCAATTTAAATTAAATTAAACAACTAACTAATTAACTCAATGTGTTCTATAAGTACATTAATTGTAACCATACTCCTAACAAAAAGAATGTGGATAGTATTAATGCTTTGATGAAAAATTTAATGTCTTCCATTTATCTAGTTTAATACTTTTACACAATTAGGATATTTAGATTTTGCTTCTTCCCAAGTAATATCATACAATATAACTTTTTCAAAATTTCTTACAAAACCATCATCCCAATAATGTTTTTGTGATTTATGACAAAATATTAGATTTTTCTTTTTTGTTATTTCTACTTTAGGATTTTTGTAATCCTCTGTGTTTATAAATATGTCTATTTTACTCATTGTTTTGTTTTTTTAATTTTAGAAAAATAAATCTTGTCTACTTACACCTAATTTTTCTAATTTCTTAACTGCTGAATCTAAACCTTTAGAAATATGCACACATTTGAAATTAAAAAATACTGACCATTCTAAATCACTTGTCAATGATCTTCTATCTCTTTGTATGTGTCCAGACCCATTTGGCCCTAATTCAAAGAACATAGCAAAACCTGTTGATTCGAACTCTCTATGCTCTCTATCCATATCTTTAATAAATTGTTTCATATTGTTTTGTTTTTTAATTATACTCAAATCTACAACTTTATTTTGGAATAATTAACATTTTTTAATAAAAATTTTAGTTTTTTTTTATCTACCTCTGTTATCTTATTGCATATTTACCCTTGTTTGGGTTTTGTAAGGCCATCATTAATGAGTATCGAGCTGCATCAATGCAGTCAGGATGGAGACCTGTAGGTTTCTGTATATTGTTTCCCTCTTTGTCTTTATCCCATACATAGCCTTGTAATTCTCTTATCATATTCTTTGACCGTGATGTTACATACACCTCATTCTGATTTATAAGGTTTATTCCATATACTATTGAATCTCTGCCTTTTGTTACAGGGAATATTCTGTGGCCATAGTTTCTAAGCTCTTGTATTGACTTAGGCTCTGCACTATCTGCGTATATATGTTCTAAAACTCTATTGTCTGTTAAGAAATTACTTATGTCTCTATTAAGCATACCTTTTCTATAAAGAAGCTCATCAAATATATAAGCATTGTTCCATTTATATAATCTTATGTAGGTTGTAGGATCAACCGAATAACCAAAGTCAAGACCTGCACAAAGAAGCCTAGCATCATCAGGTATCTTATCAATAGACTTCCAGTCAGGAATACAAGCACCCTCTAAGCTACCTATCTCTCCAAGTCCATATACTTTCCACCAGTTAGCCCAATATGTAGATGTCTTAGCTTTTACTTTAGCTTTCTCTATTTCTTTTACTATGGATTCAGGTAGGCTGTTATTGTCTTTGTATGTAAGTGTTAGAAAGTCTGTATCTTCTTGGCCTATCAATTCTTTATCTACCCAAAACAAATTAGTAGGATTATAGTCAAGCCATATATTACCTGATGTTCTTACTGCTAGTTGTTGGTATGCTTCAAAGCTGATATTGTTACACTCATTGATAAATAAGTCTGTTCTCCTAGCACCCCTGAGTTTGTCAGGCTGGTCTGTGCTAAAGAACTCTATGTAGCTATAGTTGCTAAATTCGTATTTTAAGATACTTCTATTGAACTTTCTCTCATCGTACCTATTCAAGGCCTTAAGAATGTTTAGAAAGTCTTTTAAAGCACCTCTACGCAAATGAGGTATTGATTCTGCTACTACACTTATTTCTTTGTATGGATTTCTTATTGCATAGTCTATGAGTATTAATAAAACTGCTACTGTTTTTCCAGCAGAAGACCCTCCCCTTATTATTCTTGTTCTTTGATTTAGTGATCTGAGTTTTGTAAGAGCTGTAGTCTTAGTAAACATTAATCTATAAATATTGGTTGGTCATCGTTGATATGAATGTCTTTTGTTTCCTTAGGCCTACCAACATAATAATTATAATAAAGCTGTACATACTTATAGTCTTTTTTTTCTAATCCCTCTTTGAGAGCTGTAAAGGCTAGACCCTCTAATGGTTTTAGTTTTTCTATAAGCTGTATTTCATCGCTTTTTGGCTTTCTGCCTGACCCTATTCTTTTACCTCCGTGTTTACTCATAACTTGAAAAAACTTGATTAATCAAGATTGTTTATATCTATATATCGAAAAATAATTCAAGTTTTAGTTAGCCTGTATTTGTTTTTGTTCTATCTCATCTATGATGTTTACTATTTTGTCTATGTTTTCATTATTAAGATGATTCGCCTTTAATTTGACAAACTCCCTTTTTGATTTGTTGTTTATACCTTTGTTTGTTTTTGTTAGCTGTGTAAGCCACTTACCTATCTTTCTATTGTATTGCACATTTGTTTCAAAAGTATTTACTGCGTGTAGCACAGATGAATGACTTGATGTCTTTCCTTGTGATTTGAAGAACTCTGCTATTTGTTGTAGTTTCATCTTTTCATATTTGTATAACACCCAAGCTAGTAAAGATCGTACCTCTACTATCTCTATCTTTCTAGTGTTTTCAAATACATTTAGCTTTGTTATCTTTTTTATTCTGTTTGCTATCTTTATTGCTTCATTCATATTATTTATAATTTGTACATATATACTTAAGTTGTATTTTATTTAATTTAAACCATTCGCCTCTCACTCTATTTTTACTGTATTTTTTATGCAACTCATTTTCTATATCATTTTTAAATTCTTTTATCATTTTAATAGTAGGTTTTTCTGACTGCAAAGTTTTTTCTCTTTCTTTTGGATTTATAGACCTACCTATTTTATAATATCCTGTATTTTTATCTTTTAATATATATGTTCTAGGTTTTTTATATTCTGAATATTCTTTTTCTTTCATAGGAGGTAATATTTTAATCCTATCTTCTCTTTTCATTTTCTCCCATAGTTCTAAATTTTTTTTATCTCTTTTATATATTTTTTCACGCCTTGCTATTTGTTTTCTATTAAAAATATCTTTTTTTTCTAATATCCAAAGGAATAAATATTCTATGTCTAAAAAATAATAATTTTCTTCAATTTTATTCTCTATAAATTCTAAAAGATAGTCATAATCATATTGTCTATTGACTTCAAAAGAAAACCTGTCTCTATAAAAAGCGTATGTAACAAATCTAAATTTAGAAGAAGCTCCTTCTATATATCTTGCGATTTCTTTATAAAATTGTATGCTTATACGCTCATCAACATATTGAGGAGAACTTTCTCTTATGTCTATATGTATTTTATCACAAAAAAAATCTGTTTGTTTTAATTCATTATATCTATCAAATTTTTCTTTTTCAGAAATATCTTTATTTAGTATTTCATTTTTAACAAACTTTTTTATACGCTTATGTTTTATGTATTTTTTTTGATTTAATCGTAAAATATTAAACATTCTTTCTGTAGGAAAATTTAATATATTTATCATAATTTACCTTTTATAATGTAGTTGTCTAAGTCGTGGCCTTTTATAAAAAAGTTTTCAAATTGTGTTAAGGCCTCTTTTGTTTTTCTTCTACCCTCTAAATAAAAATCCTCTGTACACTCCCAAACACCTATATCTAAACTGCCTTTGTCTATTACCAAGAATGTAAAATCCTCGTAAGACTTATTATACAACTGACAATATAAATAACATTGAACATCGTATGAGTATTTTTTAGCTGAGTATGGAAAACCTTTTATGTCTGTTGTTGTTTTTATATCTACAATACCTTTGTTGCTTAGTACATCTGCTTTACCTCTAAATGGGAATC